TTTGATTCCTATATTTCTTAGTGTTATACCGATGTGTTAATTCTTCATTTAATTCTTGTAATCTGGGAACACAAGTATCATTAACCCATTTTTGTAGTTCAGCATTATCATATTCTAACTTGCGGACTCTAGCCTCAGACTGTTCTAATTTATAAGACAGGTGAGCTATTCTCCTACGAGCTTCATCAACATATGATTCTTTCTTTTCTTCTATACTCATGTTCCAACCTTCTTATATTCATCTAAATTATTTAAATGATTCTTATAAAAATTATTAGTTGTACTACTATTGTCTATAATCCAATTAACAAATTCTTTTCGTAATTTAAAAGCGTGTTCAGAATGTTCTATCAACCCAAAGCCTTTTAATTCCTTTTCAGCTACTTCTGGATCTAATAGATGCATACCTATTAAAATATTATACCACAATGAATTGCCTAGCCCAAAGAAATTACCACCATGGCCTGACTTTGCATTATAATCATTTATTCTTGGCATACGAGTTTTCCAAATTTTAAATAAGGTTCTTAAATCTTCACTCCATCTATCTTCAGATGATGCATCAATCCAAAACTGTGTATCTTTTCTTTCACTTACATAATGTCCAACTAACCAATCTTTTACCCTATCCCAATACGTTCCTATTTGTGAATTATAACCGTCTAAATTTTCTTGACAGTTAAAATCCATATGTTCTGAATAATAATGTTCTATGAAATGATTTATCTGTAAAATTGTTAGGTGTATAGATGTTGCCTCTAACGGTTCAACAAATCCTGTAGCCAATCCTGTAGAGATTACATTCTTTATCCATACATCCTTTACTCGTCCAGAATTAAATTTAATATCATTTCTTGGTTCAATCTTATGTCCTAAAACTTTTTCAATTTCATCTTGTGCTTCTTCTGGTGTAGTATGTACATCACTGTAAACATACCCACAACCTTGTCTATCTTGTAATGGTATCTGCCACATCCATCCATGTTTCTGTGCCCATGAATGTGTATAGTTTCGTATGATTGTATTCTCATCATTTTCAATCCAAAATGGCATTGCCCTATTTACTAATAGTTGGTCATTATAATCTACCCAACGATTTTTGTATACATTATTAATTAATACTCTTTGAACTCCGCTACAATCAATAAACAAGTCTCCATTTACTTGCTGTCGTCCATCATCCAGTAATACTGACTTTAATGTTCCATCTTCACGAATAATTCCATCAACTACTTTACCTTCAATAAAATCTACTCTTGGATGTTCTAGAAGTTTTCTCTTAAAAAATTTTCCAACCAAAGCAGCATTCATGTGCCAAGCTCTAACATTAAATCTAGCGTCTATCTTTCCGGTCTCTCCCTCAAATGCATTTTGTAAATATGGATTATTGTCTAATACGTTTACAAAGGGTAATTTATCATTTAACATTAACTGAGAAACTAGTCCAGTATCATAAGGCATATTTTTTACTAGATGATAAATTCTAAAATAATCATAAGACCTATGTGGATAATTATATTCATTTTCAAATTCATCCCCAATAGGGTTTGTAAATGTATGTCCTATATTGTACCAATCTTTGGCCATAATTCCTACTTTAAATGTTGATCCAGTTTCTTGTAAAAATTCTTTATCACTAGCAATTTGATTTAATAATTCAGTAAAGAGTGCTGTTGTGCCTTCTCCAACTCCTATCACTGGAATTTCTTCTGTAGCTATAACTGTTATGTGTGCATTGATAGTTTTCAGTAAAAAGTTCAGAGCACACACCCAACCAGCTGTGCCTCCACCTACAATAACAATATTTTCTACTTTCGCCATTCTTTAACCCTCTCTAATAATAATTTTCTATATTTCCAATAATCTATTTTAACAAATGGAATATATTTTTCTAACAATAAACTTACATTTTTCCATATGTATGTTTCTTTAATCTCTTTATCAAAATGCTTTCTATATCCTAAAAGTTTTTCAAATATCACTAATGTTTCTAATGTTATCTTCTTACCCAAATAAGCCTTTACTAATTTAGGATGCTTTCCATCCGTACATTGGAATATTATATCAAAATTAGAGCTATTTGTCAAGAGGTTTTCGACATCATTTAGAAAATTATATTCTAAACTTTGAATTATTTTTTTATGTTCAATCCAATTTTGATTATTAAAATCTCCTACCCAAGATTTATCACGAATTAAATTTGCTATAAAATATTCTGTGATTTGTTCATCAGATAATTTTCTTGCCAACTTTGCAAATTGATGTTTGTCTTTACGTTTCTTAAAGGACTCTATAGTTGCGCTCGTCTTACCACCGTACTTGAAATAATCGTACTTTCCATCAAAGTGTAATTTCAAAGCAAGATAATTTAAATATGCTTCGTAATCTGTCATTCAAATAACGATCTTGTTTTAGGTAAATAATTTAAAGCTTCAGCATCTAACTGAAGTTTTTCCTTCATGCCCTTATCTATAAACCTTGTAATTCTTTTAGGATCAATATCTTTTTCATTGCAATAAAAGATCACAGCATCCATGTAAGACATTTTCTTAATCTTAACTAATTTCTCTATCTCTAGTGAAAATGATTTTGTTGTTATTCCTAGACTCATAATATATAAATTTGAAATTGGGTTATCACCTATCTCTGTTTCAGTGATAAGGGGTGTGAGGCTATCTAAAGCAGAGACCTCTTTTAACTGGAGGACCGAAATTTGATAACAAGGTCTCGGTCCAGAACCCCGGATAAGATTACGCTGCTAAGCGATACTCATCGAAATAAAAGTCATCATTGGCCTTTATGTTTTAGTGTCAGTATCCTCAGGTACCTTTTCGTCCGTACGTCGATCCTGGTTCACCCCCTTTAAACTGTTCCGTTCATCTGGTACTGTACCCCAACCTATACTTCTACTCCATTCATTAGGAGTGTAATACCACTCAGGTATTTCTTGTTTTACTCCATGGACATCTTGGCCCATAAGAGAGTGGGTCTTTCTTAATTGTATGGTGGAGGTGGCCGGTACTGCCCCGGCGTCCGTCCCGTCTACTAGTTTACCGTCATCGGATTCCTTCACATGGTTATTTATACGTTTACTATGTCGCAAGATGATTATGTCGGTATACCAACTCCATGTTGAAGATCGAAAAGCTCAATATTATTATAAAATTGATCCATCATGTCATTCAGTTTTGGTAAATATTCTTTAGTTTTCTTTTCGTAAATCTGAATAGAACCATCTTCAGCAACCATCATAATAACGATATCATCAACTGTCATGCCAGTATGTTCTTCAAACATTGCAGCATATGCTGAACACTGAATAAAATAATCTTCGATCCATTCTTCTTTCTTTGGTGTTGTAGTAGTCTTAAAATCTACTACTGCCAGTTTATTATCATACACTCCTATAAAATCACATCTACCTGCAACTTTATATGTATCAGAAAACATATTAGTTTCTTGAAGTACAACCTTATCAATAGTATCATTTAAAATTGGTTTCAATTCATTAAACATACACCATGATAAAAAATTCTTTCCTTTATGCTCTTCTATATCTTGATTGTTTATATAATCTTCACAGATATTATGAAACGCTGTGCCTCGGCGAGCGGCCTTACCAGAAATAATACGAGCAGCTTCTTCGCCAATACGTTCACGCCATTTTTGCAAACCTTTTTGTTTACCTGGCTGTTTACCTAGTACAGTAGTAATACTAGGATATTTTTTTCCATTAGGAGCTTCGTAGAACCGAAGTCCGTTGATGTTATGAACCGGCAATTCTGGGAACGGCTCATAATTATTTTCATGTTCAAAAGTCATAATATAATTATCTCATAGTTTTAAGTTAAAGTCAAGTAAAATCCTCTGTTTTATATCCCAAATTAGTCTTTGCGATTAAATAAGACCTTACCAATCCGCTTCTGATAATGTCACCAAAATCAAAATCTATACACTCAAATTCTTCCATAGTATGTAAAATGGCTTGAAATTTTCCTACACCTTCACGGTCGCCATTGTGTTTTCTTAAATCTGTCTGTTCAACATCACCTGCAAACATAATTCTGCTGTCTTGTCCTACTCTTGTAATCAATGTATCCAATTCATGGAATAACATATTTTGAAACTCATCACAAATTATAACAGCTTTATCAAATGTCTGTCCTCTTAAAAAGGAAGTTGAAACAAACTGTAACGACCCCTGCTCTATTAACTTATCATAAAGGTGTACAAAGTCTTGGTCGCTTGCCAATTTAAACATATATCGTACCAGTATACGATAAGGGTCTTGATATAGGTCTGATTTTTCTTCAATCGTTCCTGGTAGAAATCCTACATCCCGAGAAGGTAATAAACTTCGTACCAGTACCACCTTATCAATTACAGACGATTTATTTAATGCTTCTTTTAAGGCAAGATACAATAATATAAATGTTTTTCCACTACCAGCTACTCCTGAAGTAAAGATATTTTTGCCGTCATCCCAGGCACCAAATACCTTCTTCTGGTTATCTGTTAGGGGTTCAATTGTTAATAGTGTATTGCTTGGTATATACATATTTTTCTTCTTGTGTTTACTCAACAGAGTTCCTCCTGTAAGTATATAGAACTATTTATTTCAAACGTCTATTGTACTTCCAGGATGTGCATCTCTTATTGTTCGTAATCTATCTTTCCACCTATCATCGGTGTGGCGTCTCCAAGAATCTCTCATACTAACAATCATGGGTGATTGTATTACTTGTTTATATTCTCCTGACGCTTGCATCTCTTCCATTTCTGAAATGGTGCAATTTTTATCAAAGACTTCTTCAGTCTCTAAGTTTTTAAATGTGTACGTTGGCATAATGATATTTATCTTTGTCTATGTTGCAATCGGTACGTCTAGGATGATGTCTATAACCCATAACTTCATTTCCTCTCCAATTTACAGGCCCGTTAATTCTATCCCAAATATGTTCAGCATAAGGACCATTCTTATCAACATAATGTATAAATACTTGAGCGTGCCATGATTCTTTTCCTGCCTCAAATTTTTCTCTCCAATGTTCCGCGAGCGTACCCTTGTAGACTACAGCGTCTCCTGGTTCTAACAAGTGGGGACCGCAGGGTGCTCCTCGTCGATAATCACCCTGAGATTTTTCCATAAAAATTCCCCATCTATAATTATCTGCAACATCTTTATAATCCCAACCCAAACATACTGTAGCAGAAATTTCACAAGCTTCTCTATCTACATGAGGCTTTAATATATCACCGGGCTTATATATTCTAAAATAAGTATATGTGGGTAATAATTCCATCCCTGTAATTTTTTCCATCTTCGGATGTGATAATGTTGCCAAACTCTCCATTAAAGGGTCTGCATACATAAAATGACTTAACGGAACTTGATCTATAAACCCTTCATTACTCGTTATAGATAAAAAATTATAGAAAGCATATAATGCTGATAAATCAGCAACATCTTTGTTAAGAAAATTTTTCTTTAAGATATATAGAGAACTTTCAAAATCCTTATTCATTATCTTCTTCCGCCCAATTAAATGCTATTGATATACGAAAATCCTCACTATAATTTCTAGTTACAAAATGTTCTAACCATGAAGGAAACATAATAAATTGACCAACCCTTGGTGTTATTTCATATCTAATTTTAGTATATTGACTCTCTGGAATATTAAAAACAAAATTACCAGCACCTTCCAATAACTGTACATAATATGCACAACCAAAACATAATGGGTGAGAAGGATAATAATGGTCATGCATATTAGTGCTTTCTCTTTTATCATGCACATGACCCCAATAGTTTTTTAAAATTAATTTCCTTTCTGGATTAATATAATTAAATTCTTTTTTTATATGAGCAATTACTTTTCTTAATTGTTCATTATCTGGAAAATCAAAATCTTCATGTGTAGTGTCTGCAACATCTTCACTTTCTCGGCGACCATGATCTAAAATAATTTCAGCTAACTGTTCATTATCTATATCAGGAACCATTCCATGATAATATCCAAATTTATATAACTCTTGATAATACATTTATATTTTCACCTCATTTTATATGTTGGCATTATATCCCTCATTAGGCTTAAAATCACTCTCTACACCTTTATCTTGGGGATCAAAAGTTTCAACTCCAACGTGTTCTATTCCTAAATGATG